TCGAGATAGAGCAGCGTAAGGTAAGCGAGGCCAGCATTCGCATCGGCCATCACACGCAGCACGCTGTTCGGGATCATCGGTCCCGAGCGCAATTTGCCGGTAATGTTGTCCCGATTGAGCGCGCGAAGCTCGTCGAGCGTGGGCGTCGTCCACGGCATCAGGTGTCATCCCACAGTGGCTGGAATTCGAGTTGGACCGCCGCCTTCGGGCCGCGATAAAGAACCACCGTCGCGTCGATGCGCTGATCGTTCACCTGTGTCGCCGTCACCGACACGCGCGAGCAGATGCGATTGTCGATGAATGCCTGCAGTGCCCGCTTGATGTAGGTTTCGACCCGCGTGGTCGTCGCGCCTTCGCGCGCGCCTGGACCCAGGAGCTTTGCCCGTGTCAGCAGCCAAAGCTTTGAGCCAATAGGCCAGCCGTTCCAGATCGTTCGTGCGTTGAGATCGCCCCACCAGCCGCGCCGATTATCGTCGCGCGGGTCGGGCAGCACCTCGCTGATGTCGGCCAAGGCATCGGTGTTGAGCGCAACCATGACGGCGCTGGCCAGTTGTTGCGTCTCGTCGAGCAAGCCAGTAGGCGTCTGCAGCCAATCGAGCGTCACCACGTCGGGTGACGCCATGGGCACGAGGCGAATGTCAGGCATCTATTGGCTATTCCGTCCTTTTCGCGACCGGTGCTGCTGTCATCGCACTGTCGGTCTCTCCGATGGAGGCGAAGACTTTCTGCGACGGTCCATCGACCGTCTGCACGGCGTGTGTCACGTCCTCTTTGCCGAGGAAGACCTTGCCGCCTTTGATGGTGACGCTGAGATCGTTGAACTGCAGCTTGACCTTGTCGGTTTTCAACTGGACATGCGCCGAGCCGACTTGAACGTGCGCTTCCTTAACGCCGGTAACGGCGAGCACGTCGCGCGAGGCGTAGACCTGATTGCCCTGGTCGTCATGAACGGCGACCTCGCCCTCAGTCATGTTGTTGAGCCGATAGCGGCGATCCGTCACCATCAACGCGACCGGGTGCGAGCGATTGCCGCCGAGGAAGGCCAGGATCGCATCGGCCGCCTGCCGCATGAGGCCGCTGCCGGTCGGCTTCTTTGGCACCGACGTGATGCCATATGGCTGCAGGTGCTCAACCTCATCCATCTGCTCGTCGTGGAAGAGGCGGATGTGCACTTCTTGCAGGTGCTTGGTGTCGTCGGCCGTTTCCAGCGCCGCGCGCGACAGCGAGTTGCCGTGCCGGTCGGCGCTATCGCGCGAGGTCGAATGCTTCATGCGTGGCCGATGCCGCCTTGGCCGGACGTTGTGTCGCTCGGCGATGACTTGGCCTCTGGTGCTGGCGGGAAGGTGCCCTTATCTTGCAGCGCTTCGTTCGCGCCCTTCCCATCCTCGCGGCAGAGCAGCACATCGGTTGTCGTGCCATCGGCGCTGTTCTGTCGATGAATCACGCCCTTGATATAGAAAGTCATTGAGTCGCCGGGAATGAGCGAGGGTGAGTTCACGACCACCTTGTCACGGACATGATCGAACCAAAGCGAGCCGTCCTCGCGCAACCAGCCCGGTACGGTCACCGCGCCGTCGACATCGTTATAGGCCACCATATTGGCTTCGTGATTGACGCGCATCTGCGCGCTACTCTTGTCGGTCGCATCCTCGATGACGAATTTCATCAAGCGCGGCGTTATCCCGGTCGCACCGAAGACGGCGGGGATCATCGTTTGCGCTCCAATGTCACGACTTGCATCGGCCGAGGGCTGGCCCGAGGTCTGCCCGACGCCCTGCAGGTCTTCGGTGTGCTCGTCATTGCGCAGCAGGATGCGGGCGCGCAGGATGTTGCGGCCTTCCTGCAGCGGTGCCGTTGTGCCTTTCGCACCGCGATAAGCCACGATGCCGCCCGTGCCGTCGTCGATCATGTAGAGATTGCGCAGCCGACATAGCCGCTCGATGAACGAGAAACAGGTTTCGCCGACGCGCTCGCTAATTCGCGGGAAGGGCAGGGTGACGCCGGTTGGATTGCCTTCCACCTTGAAAGAGACGCCGTACTTGCCGAAGACCGCCTTGCCGATGGATTCGATTGTCTGGTTTTTGTAGGTCCCCGGTTTTGACTCGACGGTCGCCGGGATGATCGGCTGCGCGTATGATGCGATACCGATCTGTACAGCGTGCGAATTCGGATCGATGGCCGCCTGTCGCAAATAGACCTTGCCGTTGAGCACCTGTCGCCCGGCAAGAGAGACTTGCGCCTGATCGCCCGGTTTCAACTTGAGTGCGGCCCAGGTGGCGGCTGGTGACGTGATCTCGGCGACCGTGAGCATCGCATGATCGATGACATCGTCTGCGCTTTTATGAACCTCGACCGTTTCCCAGGTGTCGTATCGCTGACCGAGCGCCGTGACGACGCAAATCTCTTGTGGGTTTGGCATGTCACGCTGACAGGGCCGCGCCGGTCGATGGCATGAACAGCGGGTGGATCGGCTTGTTCTCGGCGATCAGTTCGTCATTGCGGGAAGCGTCGGCGTATAGCCGCTGCGCCATCCACAGCGACGGCATCCGGTTCTGGAATGAATAGCTGATCATGCGCGGAAGCGGGCGCGCGCGATTGGCGAGATCGATCGATACCGCCGCATGCAGAGCGGTCAACGATACATAGGCGACGTTATCGTGCGCGTCGGCCGCAACGGTCTCCGCGAGTTCGAATGACGCGTTGATCTGATCGAAATACGAGTCGATGTCCTGGCGACTGGTGAAGGTCGTTGTTGCCAGGATTTGCGCAAGCTCGGCGAGCGCGAGGCGCACCGCGAAGTTCTTCACCGCGATGGCCGGGACGCCGATCGGCGCAAGCCCTTCGGCGGTGACGCGCACGGCATCCATCGCGGCGAAATTCGCACCGGCAAGCCGCGCCGATTCGAAGCACGCCGCGAATTGATCCCAAAAGGTCGATCCACCGGCATCGAGCAGGCTTGCCCCGTTCGCCGACAATTGTCCGCATGCCCAGCGCACGTCGGCACCTAAGACGCCGGTCGATCCATGCAGGGTCGCGAGCAGTGCAGTCAGCACCTTTTGCGTCGCGGCCATGGACTCGTTGATTTCACTTTTGATCATGCGTGTCCGATTCCACCCTGGCCGAGCACCGCGTTTCCGGCCGATGTCTTCGCCTGCGCGATAGCGTTCTGTGCGGCCGTACTCACTTGGCCTTGCGTATCGATGCCGAGCGCCGAGAAGTCATTGCTACCGGCCTCGGTGAAGGCGATCTCGAAATCGGCGACGCCGCCGCGCTCGCGCCGTTCGGTGACGCTGTATTGGTCGACCACGACCATGTCGTCGCCGCGAGTCGGGTGAATGAGCAGGCCCGGCCCTTCCTGCTCTAACTGCTCGATCAGGTCGTCGCGATTGAACGTGTAGTCGGGACCGAGCACATAGCAGGTGATGCTGAAGCGCCGCGCGCGGCGGCCCATGTCTTCCGCGTAGGGAGTGTCTTTCTTCGGAAACTCGTGCAGCGCGATGCGCCGACCGCCGCTGCGCGCATCGACATCGACGTGGAATGGCACGCCATTGTAGGAGCCCGGCTGCAGCCGCTGCCGCCACGGTGCGAACAGATCGAAGATCGTCATGCTTCTTCGCTGGCCACGGCCATCGGCCGCCCACGGTTCAAGCGCACTTCCTTGAACATGCCGCTGTAGTTCGTCGCGGTCTTGGTGCCGCGCGGGAAGCCGTTGAGATCGATGCTCAGTGACGCATCACCCGTGACGGTCTGCCCACCGCCCAGCAGACCGGATTGCGCGCCGAGCTTGAGAAGCTCCAGCGGTTTTGGGCCTCCGGGGCCGAACGTGTCGCTCCGATTCGCATCCTTGATCAGATCACCGATCTGCGGCGCAATCCTCTCTGCCGTTGTCGCCCGCTGCCCCTGCAGGACTTTTGGACGTTCGTAGAGTTTCTGGAAGGCCATCGCGCCCTTGCCTTCCTCACCCGGCTTCAAGTTCTTCAAGATACTCCACAACGCGCGATAGCGAGGGTCTTTGCTGTTCTTTAATCGGTCGATGAGGAATTCGGTTTGCAGATGCGGGTCTTGCCATGCGCGGCCGGGATGGTTCGCGGTGAGCCACCGCGAATAGTCATTCCATTCGGTGCCTCCGAATTGATAGAGACCATGCGCATAACCGGCCTCGGTGCCCCTAAACCTCGGCTGATCGAAGTGACGGCTATTCGGGTTGCCACTGGATTCCGGGAGGATGTTTCCGAGCGCGGCGGCGGCGGCGGTTGGGTTTAGAGCGCTGGCCCATTGCGAGGCAGCGTCACCAAGTGCGGTGCGTCGCGTGCCGCCTGTCGCGCGGCTCGGTACATCAACGCCAGCACCGCCGCCACCCCCGCGGGCGCGGGGGCCAACGCCGGGGCGAAACAGCGGGCTGCTGCCGGTGTCGCCGCCTTCACCGCCGTGCGCACCTTCACCCGATTCCCCAGTCCACCATTCGCGCAGCGCCCGTAACGTGCCCTCATAAATGCTTTGCTTCTGCTCATGCCCAAAGACGGAGTCATGCACGCCCTGCATCGACAGCGCGCCGGGGGCGAGACCACTGGTCGCGCGGCCAGCAAGGATCGCGCCGCGATTGGTGTGCAGCATGTTTTCCCAGAGAGTGGCCTGTGGGCTTCGGCCATAAACAGCGTCGTGCACGCCCTGAATCGAAAGTTGCTTCGACGCATTCCAGATGCGGTCGGCAAGGCCGCCCGGTATGAGTTCCGGCATGAGGTCGCTATAGTC